AGAGCTGCTACGGCCGAGAGTGAAGCTCTCAACCACGATGCTCCTGCTGATTTTAATTCCTTCATTTTTTCTTCTCCTTTGGCTTTGCCTGTGGAAGTGGCTCGACCACTGGATATTCTCCAGCATAAGCAACAAGCTTTGGCCTAGCGAAACCAACAATCTCTTTGCCAATATAGCGTTGCTTAACCATCACCATTCCGCCGTTGCGTTGATCTCCAGTGCCGGACGTATTGCCTTCGACGCAGAGAACGCTGCTCTTGCCTACCTTGACCACAATGCCAATGTGGCTGATGCGATCAATGCCATCGTGTGGAAAGTCCATAAAACATAGATCTCCAAGCTGCGGCTTATCTTCAATCCATCGGCCAAGCTCTTTCATTTTATGAGCTCCGGCAGCCGTTGAAACCATTGATGGAATCTTGACGCCGGCAGTGTGAAAGACCCAGTTGCAGAACGAACCGCACCAGGGCAATCCATCGGCCTTTGTAAACTTGCCGTACTTCGTCAGATTATCGCCAGTCTCGACCGTGCCGACTTCAGCTAGTGCGACTTCGATGATCCGTGCAGCAGTGCCGTCCGGATAAATCTTAGTCAAGTGTTCCACTATTTGCCCAGTTTTAAGCCAGCAGGAATTGGCTTTGAATAATCCCATTTAACAATGTATGCGCCTAAACCGTCTGAATCATCTTGAAGCAAAATTTTGCCATAAATAGGATGAAAATCCTCATCCGTTAATTCTGGATAAACTGCAACGATTTGTTCCCATAATCCCATTTTATGCTCCTAAGTATTGAATTACAAAAGGTCGGTCGTTTGAACGCTTGTAAGTATTTAAGTTTCCACCTGAAGTTTGATAAACAAAAACTTCTAAATAATCGGCCGCGGCCAAATTGAGAATTGTTTGAAAAGAATAGCCAGGATAAGCAATGGCTGAAATTGCGCTGACGTCTGCCATAGTGCAAATATCACTACCATTTTTACGAATAAGTCCGTTTCTTAATCCTGTGGCATTTGTGGCAAAAACATAATTAAAACTTATTAAATAGTAACCGCCTAATCCCGTTGGGATTGTTAGACGGGAAGTATTTACAGAAGTACTGTGAAAACCATCTGTGTCCCAATCTTCAGAATCAAAAGTTAAGGCAGTTATAGTATTAGTTGCAATACTTTGAGTTCCAGCACCTGATTGAATAACGGATACGCCTTTGAAAGTAGGAGTGCTTGATGCAGTTGCCCATTTCAAGCCTGTTGCGGTGGAACTATCCGCCACAAGTGTTTGCCCGTTTGTGCCTACGCCGAGACGAGCATCGACTGTGCTGAAAGTGAATAAATCGCCCTTAGTTGTGAGCGGCGTCTGATCCGTAGGAGTGACCCACGTAAAGTCCATATTCGTTCCGCTTGTCTTAGATAAGACTTGACCAGTTGTGCCACCGAGTAAATCTTGCAGCGACGTATCAACGCCCTGACCGAATGTGTTGAAATCTGCTGGGAGATTTGTAACGAGCGAAGAGCTCGTCGGCATGACCCAGCCGAAGTAGGTAGTTGGATTTGCCATCGTTTCTCCTTAATTGACGACTAATGCGTCTGCATAGTCAAGTGTAGGGCTAAGAGTGTTAAAGGTTTCAGCGACACTTACATCTTGCCATTCCATCGCCTGGAGTGAGAATGGCAGTGGCGAAACAAGAAGGGTCACTGAGAGCTCGTTGAAAGAAGCTTGGAATCGCCAGCCCTCGACAAAGCCTAAAAAGTTTCCTGACTGCATATTGGCCGGCAAGTTTGAGAGCGAAATTGGCTGACCCATAAACACATTGATAAGAGCGTCACGATCTGCATCATCGACTTCCGGATTGGTAAGTGCGAAGGTGATGGATTCTAGAAATGCCTGTGGCTGAGCTCTGAGTGTCAGATAGAAGTCGGCTTGGTCGCTTGCGTCGGCTGCGTGCTGTAGCGAAGTCGTAATCTGTTGCGCTAGTTTTCCATAGAGTGCAATTGAAGCTGCATCGGTAGCCGTCTCAGTGCCAGACTTCCACACGATTGAGACGTCGTTGCGAATATCTCCAGCCTTAGTCTGAATCTTAATTCCACGGCCTAGAGCTTGATTGGCATCTAGATCTGTGTAGCCATTAGTGGCTAAATAGGTCGAGCGATGTGTGGAATCTGCATAGGAGATAAGTCCAGACGCGTCCTCGTATAAATAACCAAGCCCAGAAGTAGCAAGGTCGGCCACCAGATTCCACGTAATCGTCTGATTGGATCCACGCGCTGCCAGTTCGTAATTGCCTGGACGATCTATCTCGCCAAGCCCTGTATTTTCAGCAGTAGCCCATGTTGTAGTTGCTGGAGTGTAATTCGCCCAAGTAAGAGCTGCTGGAACCTCGCTCCAGTTATTGACCAGTAAATCTTCAAGAATTGTATAGATCTGGTCGCCGTCGAAATCCTTAGACAAGACGCCCAGAGTTAAGGCCTTCTGAAGCCTTGAGAGGGCTCCTAGAGCCGTGATGGTGACTTCCTGAGTAATTGATACTGACCCGGTCTGTGAAACTGTCACGGCGACGTCCACAATAGATCCGCCAAAGATTGGCACGTAAGCTCCGGCCGTGTCTTTCACTTGGATTGAAACTGCGTCATTGATTTCGGCAGTGATAGCAGCAAGATCAAGATTGATAAGATTCAGAGTGCAATAGCCAGCTTGAGCCTGTGTGTAGATATTGGTGCGTCCTGATGTAATTGAAAGATTGGCTAGAACGACGTCAGTGTATTCAATGCCTGCAATTAAGACTTTCCACTCTGGAGCCCACTGTGTCATTAGACGGCCTGAAGTGCGCCGGCTCCGCCAGTGCCACGATAGAAGGAATCATTGAGCACGTTCACGATTGTGCGAGCCGTGCCTTCGGCATCGATTGCGCCATTGACTGTCACATTGATTCGCGCAGCGTTCTGAGAATCCGTAAATCCTCCTCCGCCCATAGCAGCTAGACGAGCCGCATTCTGTGAATCGGTAAAGCCTCCGCCTACGCGAACCGCGCCCGATGCGGCTGATGAGACGCCTCCTCCCGAAGTAGTGCTAGATCCTGTTCCAGTCGAAGCGGACACACTAGGAACCGAGATTGTAGGAATGCTAGGTGTTGCAGTAGTCGTCTTTGGAATTGTGACTGTGGGAACGCTAACTTGTGGAGCTGAAATCTGTGAGACGTTAGGCAAGAATGGAATTGAGTTATAGACACGGATCAGAGCATTGATTCCAGCAACGGCTCCAGCAATCAATCCGTTTAAGCCTTTTATGACCGCACCGATTACATTGATAACTCCGCCAGCAATCTCGCCGACTACCTTGAACGCTCCGCCTAAGACTGTAACTAGAACCGGCACGACATACTTCTGAATAAATCCAATAAACTCTGTGAAGGCTTCTTTGTTGTTATCGATTGCGTCCGTAATTGGCTTAAAGAAATCAGCAAACTTTCCAAGTGCCGGAACGACTTTATTAACCACAAAATCAACAAGCTGCTGAATGATTGGCAGAAGCTTTGCACCGACTGATTCTTTGGCTTCATCAAAGGTCACTTTAAGAATCTGCAAGCGTCCGGCGAATGTATCCGCGTTAGCTGCTGCCGCGCCACCGAATAGATCTGAAAGCCTTTCCTGCGTCTCTTCGAATGACATCGCTTTAAGCTCTGCCGACGATAGTCCGATGCCTAGCTTGCCTAGAGCTGCCGTGTTGCCGTCGTAGGCCTTACCAAGTGCGTTAGCTACTGAATCCAAGCCCTTGCCAGTAGCCTGAGAGATGTCGAGTGCAAGATTAAGAAGATCCTGAGCCTTTGTGACATCGTTTGTCGATAGCGATAATCTCTGCAACGCTGGACGCAATTTATCGTCTGCGACGCCAGTGGCTAAAGATGTCTTAAGAATCTGCTTTTCAACCGATGCAATCATTTCATTCGTTGCACCAGTGGCATTCTTTAACGCCGTAGCAAGGCGAATCTGTGCAGCTTCATCTTCAATGGCAGCTTTAACTCCATCGACTGCAAGCTTGATGGCATAGGCTCCAGCAGCAGCTCCGGCGGCTGCGAATGCTAGTCCTGCCTTCTTACTAAACTCGCCCATCTTTGATGATGAGTTATCAACGTCTCCGTTAGCTTGCGCCAGTGATTTCTTGAGCTGATCTACATCAGCAAGAATCGAGAGCTTGAGTGTGCGCGATTGTCCGGCCATTTACCACTCCTTCAAGATTCGGTCGAAAGCATTTTCCC